CCGTGAACGTCTGCGCAGCCGTCGAGCCAGCAGCGAAGGTGAGCGAGGTCGGCGACACCGATCCAGCATTGGTCGCAGCCGGCGTGACCACCACTGACGACGACAGCGCACCGTTCGGGGTCACCGTGAACGTGGTTGCAACGCCATTCACGCCGGTTGTTGGGCCACTGAGCGTGAACGCCGTCGCGGCCCCCGGTCCAGTGTCCTGCGCCAAGTCTCCAGTAATGGCCGCCACCGCCTGCACCGAGAGGCGAATGGCCTTGGTCAGGCGGAATGCCGTCATTACGTGATCTGGAGCGAGATCGTCAGGCCGCCAGGGCAGCTAACAGAGGTTGCCGTACCCGGAATCACAGCGTCCGAGACCTGCAGATCACCAGTACCAACGCCAACGCTGCCGGTGATGCGGTTGGCACCACCCGAAGTGCGCAGCTCAAACTTCGCGATGGTCCCAGCCGTCACCGACGTGTCAGCGCTGATGGTGTTGGACGTGGCAACAGCCGGGCTAGCCGTGGTCGCAGCACCGAACGCAGTCGCTGAGAACGTGAGGTTCGCCAGTTCGGCATCCGCTGCGGTAAGCAGGCGGAATTGCCCAGAGTTCAGGAGTGCGGTGATGCCGTTCAGGCCGGCGGCCTTGCACTCATTCGCTACGCTGATCGTCATTCATTTGCTCCTGGCTCAACGGAACCTCCGTCTTCAGTTCAATGGTCTTGATGAGGTTGCCTGCGGCGTCTCGGCACTCGAAAGTGCCACTGATCACCAACTTCGCATTCACCTCTGCCGGCGTTTCGGTCATGCATCAGTCCTCAATTGCCGCGCCAATGACCCGACCATCCTTGTCGCGGAGGATCTTCTTGGGCTTGCGCATCGTCTCTTCCAACTGCTTCTGGCCCTTGATGACCTCTTGAACGGTCTTCTCAAGTGCCGCAATGTCCTTGCTGCTGTCTGCCGGCTTGGGCTGGGCTCTTGCCTGCTCCTTGGCCTGCTCTTTCGTGTGCTCGTGGGTCTTGTCGGCCATCTTCTCGTCGTGCATGCGGCCCTTGTCGGCCTCTTGCGCCTGAATGGCCGACTGCCTGTCCTGCGCTTCGGCCTGTTGGTCCTGCGAATGGACCTGCACGCGGGCCTGCATCTCGGCGATCTGGATCTTGGTTTCGTTGTTGGCGTCGGTCGTGTACTGCGTGACCTGGGCCTGAACCTGCGTCTTCCACTTGTCGATTTCCAGACGCTGGGCCTCGAGTTGCGCCTCGTACTGGGCCTTGATCTGCTCGCGCTCGGCGTCGCGGGCGTCGTTGGCGGCCTGCAGCTCGAGCGTTGCGCGCAGTTCCTGCAGCTTGAGTTGAGCCCGCTGCTGCTCCTGCTGGAGCGAGACTTGGCCCTTCATCTGCTCGACCTGGACCGCCACTTGGCCCTTCATCTGCTCCTTGACCACTTCCGGGTTAGGAGCGGGCGGCATCGGCGGCTTGGTGGACGGGTCGTCCCAGAACTCGTTCGGATCCTTGAAACCACCAGCTTGGGTGAGCCGCTTCAGGGCGTTGTAGACCTTGGGCGGGCTGGTCAGGCCGGCTTGCAGAGCCAGAATCTGCTTCTGGAGCACGCCCTCGAGGAAGACGATCTGCTGCATCTTGTCGCCGGCACCAAGACCGACGCTGATCTGCATGTCTGCGCGCTTCTTCCACTGGCGCGGATCGACCGGAATCCACTGATTGCGCAGGCGAATCATCTCGGCCTTACGCGAGTGCTTCAGCGTCAGCGCGTGGACAAGCTGAAACAGGCACTTGACGCCCGTCTCGGCGAAGATGCGCGCGATGAACTTGATGCGCTGCATCGCCGCAGTCATCATGGCCGAGTTGGCGTGCGCCCCAGCGTTGTTGTTGAGCGCGTTCGGATCCAGGCCCTGCTGTGCCTCGCTCACTCCGGTGCGCTTGGAGGCCACGCGGTCTACGTACTCCATCATCGGTACGGCCACATCGCCGGTCGTGGAGTGCGTCAGCGGCATGATCGCCATGCGCGGGTCACCCTTGGTCCGCACCAAGCCGCCCGGACGGCTCACGAGCATGTCATCGAGGTTGACGAGGCTTTCATCGACCGCATGGCGCCCGTTGTTCGCCAGATAGACGTTATCCAGCGATCCCCGCAGGAGCGCGGTCTTGATGAGTTGCAAGTCTTTGACCGCATCGGCCAGGCTCAGGCCGGTATGCTGGTGCGGCAGAGGCGTAGGGCACAGCGCCACGAGTAGCGAGTGGTCCGCCTCCTCGTTAAGCAGGATCGTCGTGCCCACGATGATGACGTGGCGCAGTTCGGCCTTGCCGTCGCCGTCGTGGTCGTAGCGAATCCAGCACTCACGCACCCAGACCTTGCGCATGCTCGGGTCTGTGTTCTCGCTTCCATCGCTTCGCAGCGTGGACGGGTCTTGCCGGCGCTCTTCTTCCCAGACGTTGCTGGTGCTGCCGCTGTCGGACAGCGTGTCCTCTACATCGAAGCCCTCGAGCCGTAGCTGGCTGATGGTCTTCTGTTCCCTGTGCTCCGAGAAGTTGCAGCTCGGATCTTGCAGGTTCAGGTTCCGCGCGTTGGGGTCAACGTAGACATTTTCAGGCGCCACGTTGACCAGCCGCACACACCCGTAACTGTGGGTACGCTGTACCTCGATGTCCCAACCGGCCTCTGAGCGCTCTGCCGAGATAGGCTCAACCCCCTCATCCTGGAACAGCAGGACAGCCTCGTCTTCGGTCAGGCCCTTGTACTTCTCTTTGGTGATGTCCTCTGCATCATCCCAGTAGGCTTTAACGTAGCCAACCTTCTGCAACAGCGCGTCATGGCTCCAGCAGTACCACGTTTCGAACCAATTGTTCTTCTGGGTAATGATGTAGTTGACGAACTCGGATTCCTGCTCGGCAGCAGCCATGTCCTCAGGGCCACGAGGCGTGAACAGCACCACCTCATCACCGCCGCAGAAGATATCCGCGAGTTGCGGCTTGATCCACTCCACGGTATCCCAGACATCGCGGCTGATGACCTGGGATCTGCCGTCTACCTCGTTCCCGAGCGGGTTGCCGAGGTAGTAGTCCAGCGCCTGGGTACGCTCCTTCGACAGCTCTCCATGCGTCTCGGCGACGGACTCGTATTGCTCAATCGCTTTGACAAGTAGTGCGTCGCTCATCTTTGCGCGGTCGTCCAGGTTTACGCTTCTCTGTCGCTATCTCGGTCCACTCTGCCTGCTTGAACGTCTCGGCCAAGACCAATTCCGCTCTCGCTTTCTGCACAGCGCGGATTTCAGCGATCTGCCGGTTGACCTCGGCCAACTGGGCCTCCAGGTCCTTAACTCGACGGTTGAGTTCGATACTCATGTGGCGCTCCTAGATGACCCCACCCTTGGGGTAAACGATTGGCTTCTGGTCTTCGTTGCTCATCTGCGGAACAACGAGCGAGAGATACCGGAAATCGTCAGCGCCGTGGCTGTTAATGTCGTGGACTGGGGCCGATGGCTCATCGGTGGTGGTCGGGACATTCCGCTTATACCGTTTCAGACGTGAAACCAGTAAAGCCGCCTTGGTTTTGTCGAAGTATACCCTCGGAAATAGCATTCGTGCCTGCTTGATACCTGTTTCAACAGGCTGATTCGGAGTTTGGGCCACGTCCCACCGCAGGTTTCTCATAATCTGCATGGCGGATTGGCCGGTTTTGTAGTCGCCATGTGCCCCGTCGTGCGGCAGGAACATGCGACCCCAGTTGTAATGGCGGTTTCTCAGCTCGGCCGATAACCAGTCCAGGGTTACGTGGTCAAACTCCAGATACTCGGGTATCCGCACCTCGGACAAATGCCGCTGGGCCAGGATTACCGCCATCTTGTCGTTCCAGCCCAGGTCCAGCACCACATGGACCTTTAGCCTCGGGTCATACGGCACGTTGCACACGCGCCCAGCCTCGATGGCGTCGCGGATCTCGTTGGCGAAGATGGCGCCAGTAACGGCCGCCTTGCACTTGCCTAGCCAGACGTTCTCGTATTCGTCCTTGGTGTAGCGCCGCTCGTCGCCCGCCCTCTCCTTCTCTAGCGTCTCGTTGAACCATGGGTTATCCATGTAGTTCATCTCGACGCTTACGCAGTCGTCAGGCTGGTGCGTGACGAAGCGGTCATAGGTCGGGTCGTCGTCCAGGTCTGGGTTGAACGTCACCCAGATCTCAGAGCCTGGCTTGCGAATGGTCGGCGTGAGGATCTTCCAGGAGCGCTCGGATACCGTCTGCGCCTCTTCCACCCAGCAGATGTCCGCGCCCTCGAACGACTTGATGGAATCGATGGTCTGATCGCTCAGGCCGGCGAACAGGAACTCCGTGCCGTTCTTGCCCCTGATCTCGGTCGTGAAGATGTCGTAGAACGATGTCAGGCCTAGCGCGCCGATCTGGTCTTCCAGCAGCTTGTGTACGCTGTCCTTGATGGACTTCTGCACTTCCCGCGAGCAGATGATGCGCAGCTTGGACTTGGCGCCCAGCACCAACAGAGCACGAGCGAAGCCCCAGGACTTGCCCGAACCTCGGCCGCCCCGGGCTACCTTGTAGCGCTTGGGCGAAAAAAGGAAGCGAAGTTTCGCCGGGAACTCAGCGTTCATACTCGGCCGGTCACTCTGCGACCTCGCCTTTCCAGTGCTCAACGCATACAGCGCCACCGTCAAACACGGATGCGCCGAAGTAGTAGAGCCACTGCCCCGGAGCAAACGTAAGAATGCTCATGTCGGGCACGCCCTCCTGATGCCTGTACGAGACCAGAGCACCATGCTCAACCCGAACCGCGTCGGCATGGAAGTAGATTTGTCCTGTCTCACAGATTCCGCTCGGAACGCCAACGCACCAGTAAAGGCCGCCGTATTTGCTCGCGTTTTTGCTCATTTGGATCGATCCAGCAATGCGTATAGGTCACGGATGAGGTGCCTATTCGCCTCAAGCAGACGGGCGGACGCGCGCTCAGCCTGAAGGCGCACACCAATCGGACGCTTGCCGTCCGACCGCCGCTTCGCGAGTAATTCATGCGATTTGCTGCGCTTCATTTGAACGTCACCGTGATCCCCGTCAGCAGCGGGTTGTCCGGGTCGCCCTGCACCTGAAGCGGCAAGACCTTGCCCACTAGCGCCAGGAATGGGCCGGGATGTGTCTCTGCCTTCGCAATGAGGTACTCGACCCCGCCAGCGCCGGCCAGCGCCTCGAGGATCATCTGCTTGACCTCGCCGGTCACCTTGTTTGGTGTGCCCTTCGGCCTTCCCTTGCCTGCGTTCGGCGGCTTTGGCCTGACAGTTTTTGTCACTTCTTTGTTGGTAGTCACTGACATCTCTCCTTCGCCCACTTCAATGCGGCCACTGCCTCTTCCAAGCTGCGCACCTTGCTCGTCACTTGCCACGCCATGGAGTGCCAGCGCTCTTGTGCTGCTGTGAGCTTTTGAGCGCTGAGTGGCTTGGCTCCGTCTTTCAGTTCCAGAAAGTGCGGCATGCCCGGAGCCACAGCGACGGCCAGGTCAGGAATGCCGTCACCCGCTCCAGATAGGTCGAGAACCACATACCCGAGACCTCGCAACCCATCGCGAATTGCTGAGTGATTTGCGTCTGTTCGCTTGGCATGTCTCACCCCCAGAACTTCCACCATGGGCGCCTAGCGACAGGCTGCGCCGACTCGGGCACCTTCTCGGCCCAAAATCGCCCACTGCTGCCGCACATGCCAACCAGATCGAACTTGCGCTGCGTCTCGCAATACGTCATTGGCGAACCATCAACAGGACTGAGAAGCTTCGGATAGCCGCACTTCGCAAATTCCGTTTGGCTCTTGAGCATCGGATGCAGCCGCATGTGCCGGCACTCTGTGCAAAGCTTCATTTGCCACCCTTTCGCGCACCGTCCAGCAGCAGACACAGGAAGCCAATCAGCCACACCCACCATGGCGCGTTGTAGGCCAAGGCCATGAAGAATCCGAATAGAGCAAGCATCAGTTCTCCGTCGCCGAGAACACAACCCAAAGAATCAGCGCAATGCAGATCGCGAACACCACATCAAGCACCAGCGCCTGAGCACCGCGCTCGGCGTCTACGGTGTCTTCACGGGGTACGGGGATAGGACCCCTACCTTGGTTTGCGTCTTGGCTGTACAGGTTGGGGTCTTGGCGACGGTTGGGCCAGTTCATGGTGTGCTCCTGTGTCATGCGGGTTCCAACACGTTGTCCACAGGCGTTTCCACAGGAGGAATGCGCCGGCTGTCTCGGAGATCGCCCGTGGCAATGAGCGCTCGGCGAACCTCTTCCTCGGTCGCGGCCTGGCGGAATGCCTTGACTGCATCGAGCAGGGCGTGGGCTTCGTCTCGGGTCATGCCGGCTCCTTCTTCGGCTGGGCCAAGCGCTCGCGGATGGCCTTGAGCCTCGCCAGCACGTCGGGTGACGGCCTCGATGGCTCGGACATCCGCTTGCGCAGCTCGCGCAGGACTTCGCTGTAGCGTTTCATGCGGCCTCCGGCGTCGGCAGAAGTGGCTTCGTCGCCTTGCCTACGACAGCGAGCATGGCCGCGTTGGGCGGCGGAAGCATCGGCGACAGCACTTGCGCATGCGCCAGCGACAGGCGGCCTTTGCTCACAGCCTCCGACAGAACGGCATCGCGCGTGCGCGGGTCGTGGCCGAGAGACGGGTACCACTTGACCGGCTCACCCTTGTCTCGAGCCTGGCTCACCAGCCGCGTGTATGTCTCCTTGAAGGCCATGCGCGCCGCCACCGTGTCGCCAGCGTCCAGCAGCGAAACGCACGTCCCGAACGCCTGCGACATCTCGGCCGTCCAGACAACCGAGTCGGCCTCGGTCTTCGGAAGCATCGCAAACGCCTCCTCCACGCCGGGCCTGCCGTCGTCGATTCGTGAGACGACATCGGCGATGGTCAGCACGCCGCGCACCTCTTTGCGGCAGCGGGCCAGCGCAGCAATGACGGCCTGCTCGGGATACACCGACAGGTCGTTGACGAAAACTGCCGCAGCTTCCGGCGAGAACACCCGGCCGCACAGTTCTGCGGTCACGGCAACGGCCTTGATGAGTTCAGTGCTGGGCATGGTCTTCCTCGGCTTGAGCCTTCGCCAACAGCGGCGCAAAGGCGTTGAAGTTCGTCTGTGTGCGGTCGGCCTGGATGGCGCCGGCCATCGTGACTTGACGGTTCGTGAACCACTCCGTGCGCAACTTCTCGGCATCGCGCAACAGCGGCCCGACCGCATGCATCGCCCGGACGTAGAAGCTCCCCTGGTGCCCGACGTAGAAGGCCGCCACGAATGGCGCCTCCTCGGCGCCCAGCTTCCCGACGACTTGGGCCAACTGAGCGTTGACGGTCTTGTTCCGAACCGGCTCCGCGCCGTAGCGACTCGCATAGGCCTTGGCGTAGGAGTCCCATGTCGCAGCACTAGGCGCCTCCGCCCGGCGCGGCTTGCCTGCGACAGCAGGCGGGCCGAAACCTGTCTCTGCCTCTGCCTCTGTCAATGCCTCTGGTCTCTGAGATGTCTCTGTCTCTGCCTCTGTCTCTGGTACAGCAGACTGCAAGCGCCCTGCTAGCGGCGTGCTGGCGTCTTGCACCGGCAAGAAGAAGCCTTTTTCCAGCAGGGGGCGCAGTGCTACAGAGATTTCCTTCTCTGTGGTGCGCAGGCGAAACGCCAAATCGTCCGGGTCCGCATTGATGACGCCATCAACCGATTCACTGGCAA